ACCGTTGCAAGTTCCAAAGACTCGCGGTGGAAACTTGAAACTAGGTCCGGCTGTTCAGATTCCTGTGCTGCGACCCGGTGAGATTAGCTGGATGCAACCGCCTGCTCGCGATCCGAATGTGGCATTTACGCTGATCAAGGAGATTGAAGCCCAGACGGACAGGTACTTTGGAAGACCGACTGAAAAGGTTCCTCCTGCGCTTACACAGGCACGACAACAGCGCAATGTGAACAACTGGCTTCATGGTTGGACTGAGGCGTTCCGCCAGGTCATGTCGATCACGTTGCAGTACATGGGACCAGAAGAGATCACCCGGATCACCCGTGGACAGCTTAGTGTTGTGGGTGATGACACTGAGTTTGATGTGACTCTCAAGTTTGACGTGCGCGAGCTGAGTACGGATCTGGTGACTGAGAAATTGAAGAGCATTGCTCAGTTGGTGTTGCCGCTGGATTCGGCCGGTGTTGTGGACCATGCGAAGTTGGTGGCAATGCTGATGCGGGCTATTGATCCGACACTTGCCCAGGAGCTTGTGATGCCTGCTGGCCCCGCAAGTCAGAAGATGTTTGATGAGACCAACAACGACATGGCTCTGATTGCATTGGGTAATCCGCCCAAGTTGCGCGAGAATGACCCGGCTGCGGCTACTCGATTGCAGTTCACACAGCAGATTCTTCAGAGCAATCCTAAGTACATTCAGCAGGCGCAGCAGGATCAGACGTTCCAGCAGAACATGCAGAAATACGTTCAAAACCTGCAATTTAGCGTCCAACAACAACAGAATGCAGTGACTGGAAGACTCGGTGTTGACCCTAACAAGTGATGAAACTTAACGAAGAAAAGCTGAAGGAAGCGTTTACGTCAGCCAGTGGGATGGAGCCTGTATACAAGGCTTTCATGCAGGTTGCTCTTCATCATCTTGAGATCAACAAACAGGCTGCTTTTTCTCCAAATCTGAGTGCTGAAGACCGTGCTTATAACTGCGGACGATGCGCTTCTTTGGAAGACCTTTTGTTTGCCATAGAATCCTATGATGCAAAAAATAATTTGACAGAAGCGGGCGAGGAACCCACCTCAGATCAAAGTCTTTCTTAGTTTGGACTTCAAACTATGGCTCATATACCCGTCTTGCTGGGTTAAAACTGCATGGCCACATCTATTAGTACCGGGGAAGCGTCACCCTCTCAAAACACGGAACCGACCATAAATTCTGCCAATTTCGGTGAAGCAGAGTTGTCTGATGCCATTTCAAAGATGCTTCAGAAGTCATTGGAAACCGAAAAGCAGTCCGACACAACTGAGGAAGCCGCTGTTGCGGAAGCTCCTGAAAGTGTCGAATCGGATCAGCCCGATCAACAAGCTGAATCTCAGGACGAGTCTTCTGAGGATGTTCCTTCACAGGATGAAGAAGCAGAAACGCAAAAGCAGGACGATGTTGACGAAGAGCCCAAAGGCGTTCAAAAGCGAATCGACAAGTTGACCCGTGCTCGGAAAGAGGCGGCTGAACGTGCTGAAACGCTTGAACGTGAACTCAACGAAGCAAAGGCCAAGCTGGAGGAGTTGTCGAAACAGCCCAAGCAGGTTGTACAGGCTGACCCGGCAAATCCGTTTAGCGACGTGTGGGAAGAATCGAAACTGACCGAGGAATGGCAGAAGGCCAGGGAACTCAAGCGTTGGTGCGAGGACAACCAAGACGGCACTGAACTCAATGGACAGGAGTATTCACGGGACGACATCAAGGCTATTCGCCGCAAGGTTGAAGATGCACTGGAAGTCCAAATCCCGCGACGTGCTCAGTTCTTGAACCAGTACAAACAGCTCAAGCCGATTGCAGAACAGATCTACCCTTGGTGGAAAGATCGTGCTGCTGTCGAATATACGCAGGCGCAGGAGGTTTTGAGGTCAATGCCTCAGATTGCCAATATGCCTGAGTACCAAGTGCTGATTGGTGACTTCGTTGAAGGTCGCAAGTTGCGATTGGCCAAGGAAGCTGATTCCAAAAAGGCAAAGACTTCCAAGCCATTGCCGAAACTGGCCCAAAAGCAGCCCGGGGTAACAACAACTGCGCCACGACGGGTTGAAAAGTCAGAGCAAGATACTGCTATTGCGAAATCTCGTTTCCTCAAAACTGGTGGACAATCCGAACTAGCCGAACTCCTGAAACGTAGTCTTTGACAAACTGAAATACTAATATGCCACTGCTCCAGCCATCCCAGATCGGTATCCGAGAGGAACTTGCCGATTACATCGCAATCGTTGACCAGAAGTCCACCCCGTTTGTGTCCATGTCCCCAAAGGGCAAGGATCTCGGGAACATGACGTTCTCCTGGCAGGTTGATAACTATGCCTCGCCTCAGCTCACTGGTGTTGTTGACGGTACTGACGTGACTGTCGCCTCCGCTGCAAACCCGGTTGCGAATCGTGCGCGTTTCTTGAACTACGCTCAGGCGTTCCGCCGTACCCTTCGCATCGGCTTCATCGCTCAGACCCAGAATGTCGCTGGTGTCACTGATGAAGTTGCCAACGGTATCAGCAAGAACCTGATTCAGCTCAAGCGTGACATGGAAGCCACCTTCCTTTGCACGAACCAGGCTGCTGTGGTTGATAACGGTACCAACGCTTACCTCACTGGTTCGCTTGGTAACTGGCTTACGACCACTGGTTCCTCTGTTGGTCAGCCTACCAGCGCGTTTGCTCCTGCTTCTGGTGCTGTTGATACCACTGCCACTGCGTCTCTGACTGAGACCACCGTGCAGAACGTGTTGACTGCCATCTATGGCGCGACTGGCGTGTTCCGCGATTACGACGTTATTTGCGGCACCACCCTCAAGCGTGCGTTCTCTAACCTGAGTGCGGCCGCTACCACCACCACCGCCAACACCAACACTGTTGCTGCGACCTCGGTGCGCACGTTCAACAAGGAGCTTTCTGATGACATCTTCAAGTCTTCCATCGACATTTTCGAGGGTGACTTTGGACGTTTCATTCTTCACCCGGACGTGTTCATTGGCGGCAACAACGCTGGTGCTCTTTCGGCCCAGGCTTACAAGGGATATGTGATTCCTTTCGACATGACCGAAATCCGATATGCCAAGCTTCCTGAAGTCAAGGAACTGCCTGACGCTGGTGGCGGTCCTGCTCGTTTGGTTCAGACGATTGCTGGTCTGGTTGTGAAGAACCCGAACGGCTTTGGCATGTTCAACGCCACTTCGTAAGTTTGTACTTGCAAGGGCGGGTTTGGCTTACAGGCTGAACCCGCCTTTTTGATATGTCTCAACACAGCCAAATCATTGCCAGCATTGCTGAAGCTATTCCTTCGCATTTGAAGAAGGCGGTTCTCGATGAACTGAAGAACGGTTATCAGCGGGAATTGGTAAGTGCTGATGTGAATCGCAGGAATATCGCTAGGGACACTCACAGCAAAGATCACAAGTCGATTGATGGGCTTGGAAGGCTTCGCATGCGTGTTGACCCGACGCTCTATCATCACTGGGGAGCGAAATACGGATACGACTGCTGGCGAGACAATGGTTTTCTGAAGGAAGTGGAGCGAGACAACCCCGAAGTTCGAGTGAAATGCGGTGGAACTCGCTTGCAAATTGGGTATTCCAGCCCCACAAAGTTCAGCAAGAATTACGGAGCAATTTGACCTATGAATGTTGGAGCTGTACGCGGATCTAGCGGCGAATACGGCGGCGTAATGAATACCAGCACTGCTGCCGTAACTGGTGCGTTTCAAGGTGTGTTGTGTGTGACTGACTGCGTGTTCAGCGCGGTTACCAGCAACATCACAAACTTCAGCACCTCTGCCACTTACAAAGCTGGAACGTATATCCCGGGAGCGTTTGCAAGCGTTGCAGCGTCCAGCGGATCATTCATTGCGTATTACCGCCGTTCTTCTCAGGTCTAAGGTTTATGGGACCGCTTGCTGTAACGTACAAGCTGGCGTTTGGTTTGGACCGTGCTGTCGTTTCTGGCGCGGTGGCGGTCATTTCGTATCTTTTGTGGGGAAGCACTTCTGTTGACTTCCTTGTGATTTCGACAACTGACATTGGAACTGGATCTGGAAGGATCAAACTCTCTTAATCTATGGCTGATTCAACGATTAATGGTCTGACGGCGTTGGCAGCCGCATCGGTCACTCCAGGAACTGATGTCGCTCCAGTCTGGCAGGGATCTGCTTCCACGACCAAGAAAGTGACGATTGCAGACTTGGTGACTGCTGGAAATACGTTTGGAACCATTGCAGCGTCCAGTCCAGCAACGATAACTCAGACTTGGAACAATGTTGCTGTCACGTTCACGGGCGAACTCATCAACATCACCGACACGGCATCTGCTGCTGCTTCGCTTATTCAGGACTGGCAGGTTGGTGGGGCGAGTAAGATGCAGCTTCGAAAAGACGGAGCTTTGCTGATTTCGGATGGATCTGCAACATCTCCGACTATTGCGGCGTTGAATCAACCCACCAAGGGCTTTCATCACGTTGTTTCAACTGATTGGTGGTGCTTAGGTTCAGGAAACCGAGACATTGCTTTTGGTGGATCGTCATTCGGAGGATTTTACGTCCGAAAAGAAGTTGGAATCGGGTGGTCAACGACTACGGATGCATATTCAGGAGCTGCTGGTGCTGCTTTTTGGCAAGATGCTAATTATATTGTTGCAATCCGAACTGGAATAAATGCCAGCGGTTTCCGCGTTTACAACACCTACACCGACGCGAGCAACTATCAAAGAGCATCTCTTGATTGGACCACAAATGCTGGTTCTTTCACAATTTCGACTGCTGCGGCAGGAACAGGAACTGCAACTGCAATTTACATCACCGCAGGTCTTGGGCTTGCTCTTTCAAGTGGAACTGGAACGGTTGCAACTTTAACTGGTGATGCGGGTCTAAACCTTGTTTCAACTCAAGCAAGCGTAATTAATGTTAAAACAGCAGCCACAACTAGGTGGACTTGGAACGGAACAGGTCATTATCAGCCAGCAACTGATAACACTTACGACCTTGGAACATCTGTAAGCGCAGCCCGTGTCCGAAACGGGTATTTCAATGCGTCAGTCAAAGTTTCCAGTGCTGCGTCTGTGTTGGAAGTGTGGAACACTGACGCAGCTGTTTCAACGGTCAACTATGAAAAGGGCGTATTTGATTGGGTCACAACGGCAAACACGCTGACTATTGGTACTGCTGCGGCGGGTACAGGAACAGTTCGTGCAATTAATTTTGTAACAGGTGGAACGACAGCGTTGTCGATTTCATCGGCTCAGGTTGTTTCAACTGCAAACGGTTTAACAATTACCGGAGCAAGCGCATTAATTGATGCAACTGCTGGCGGACTTGGAATTCGAGCCACAAACGCTGCCGCTGGAATTTCGTTTTCTACAGGTGGAACTACTATTAGATGGGGAATCTCATCTGCTGGTGTTTTTGCTCCAAATGCTGATAACACTTATGATTTTGGATCATCTATAAATGCTGGACGTGTCCGCAACGGGTATTTCAATGCTTCTGTAAAGGTTTCCAGTGCTGCGTCTGTCATTGAAGCGTGGAACACGGATGCAGCGACCTCCACGGTCAATTACGAAAAGGGTGTATTTGATTGGGCTACCACTGCTAACACGCTGACAATCGGAAGCGCAAAAGGAGGTACGGGGGTATCTCGTGCGGTAAATTTCATTGCAGGCGGCGTTACCGCAATGACGCTAGGAACTGCTGGTGATGTTCAGATTCCAAAAACTGTTACCGCTACTGGTACAACTGGAGCGCAGACCATCAACAAACAGTCTGGAACTGTGAACTTCGCTGCTGCTGCTACTTCTCTTGTTGTTACCAATTCGTTTGTCACCACTAGCAGCGTAATTACTGCTACGGTTGGAACAGCCGATACCACCATGAAGACTGTATCGGTTGTTGCTGCTGCTGGTTCGTTTACTCTGTTTGCAAACGCTGCCGCAACTGCTGAAACTCGCGTAAACTTCCACGTTCTGAACTGATTTTGATTTATGGACATCTCGCTAACTCTTACTGACGCCCAGCAGAAGGGCTTGGAATACGTCACCAATCTGTCCAACAAGGGCAAGGCTGACGCTGACAAGATTTCGCAAGAACAATACGCTACCAATGCGCTTGTTGCTGCGCTCAATTCGTATGCTGCACAGCGTTCTGACATTCGCACGCAGTACGGTCTGAGTCTGTACAAGAGTGCAGATCCTGCTCTCAAGGATGCGATTGATGCTGAACTCGGTTTTGATCCGAACTATCCTACTGGAAACGAATAAACATGGAACAATACACCTGGACGCTCACCAAAGAGCAGGCTGGAAATCTCGTTGCAATCATTGATCTCGCGGTCAAGGCAGGCGGTTTGAATGTCGCTGAAAAAGCACTTCCGCTTGTAACTGATCTCACCAAACAGATCAACGAGCAGTCCAAGAAATCAGAGTAACCATGAACAGCCAGAGCGATATGAACCCACAACACAACCATGCTGAGGCTGCGGCTGGTGCACTCTTCTCGCTGTCTGGTGCTGTGGTTTCAATGATCCCTCAAATCGAGGAGTGGATTCGTCTCGCTTCTCTCTCTGTCGGTCTGATTATCGGACTCGTCACGCTCTATCGTATGTTCCGTAAACCTTGAATCTATGAAGAACTACAAGACTACCATTGCTGGAATTGGAGCCATCCTTATTGCGGTTGGTGCTGCTCTCAAGGCCCAGTTTGACGGTGATCCGACGACCAACATCGACATTGGTGCAACCATTGCTGCGATCACTGCCGGTATCGGACTGATTGTCGCCAAGGACGCCAGCACCACTGATGCTCCCAAGTGAGCTGGATTGAACCAATCGTCAAAGCGTTTCTTGAATGGCTGACAAGTTTGGCTAGGCAAGATACCAGTTCCATTGATGCGAAACGAGATCCTCAACTTGCTGATCAGCTTCGCGCTCGCCTGCCTGATGACGGGATGCGGAACGACAAGAGTGGTTTACGTCCCGGCGGGTGAACCAATGCGATTGGCTGATCCGGTCAAGTCCAGGGTCTGGGTCAAAGATGACAGTGGCAAGTTCGTGCGGTCCAACAACAAGGTCACAATTCCAGAAGGCTGGTACACGCTGCCGAAATGAAAACTGTCGATTTCGATTATGTTCTGCGGCAAGCCTGCGAGTTGACTGGGCGCGTGTATCCTCCAACGACCGAGGAAGCGTCTGCGTTCTCCACCTACATTGGAATGGCTCTGCGTCAGGCTTGGGAATCTTACGACTGGGGTGATTTCAAGTTGGTCAGCCAGGAGTTTTTTGCTCCCGATTACGATTCAACGCAGACCTACAACTCCGGTAATTTCATCTACTTCCCGACTGAACAAAAGTATTACCAGTGCGTTCAGAACACGACTGTTGGAATCAGCCCGACTTCCAATGGCCCGAATGGTCAGTTGAACTCAGCCAACTGGTCTGAAGCATTGCCTGATTACGCTGGTGTTTCTGCTGGTACCTGGTCGTCTTCCACAAGCTACACGCAGGGACAGATTGTTCTGTGGGCTTACGATCAAAACTACTATCAGTGCATCGTTTCAAGCTCTGGAACGACTTCCCCGTCGAATGCTGCTGTTTGGGGAATGCTGAATCCGTTCATTCGTACTATCAGCGAGACGGCTGACAACAACGGCACTGCGAGAACGAACATCATCGGAGAAGTGATGGCTGTTTACTCGGTCAATCCTGAAGTCGCTTGGAAGCAGCGGTTGCTCAACTTCTCGTTCTACAACGGAGACATTTTGATTGGAGATCAGCTACCATATGTCTGGGTGGAATACAGAATCGCTCCGACTAACTTTTCTTCTGGTGATCCTGGTGCAATTCCGTATCGCTTCCAGAACATCGTCGCTCTTCGTTCGGCTGGAATGATGCTTAAAGTTGACGGCAAGAACGACCTCGGAAACGAGCTGATGGCAATGGGCGAAGCTGCTTTGACCGACGAGATCGACAAAGTTGCACGTCAGGAAATGCAAACTCGGCAGGTTGTTTATCAAGGACGCTAATGCCTGACATTCAACAGATTACTGACAAGGATGAGACGTTCATTGGCGTTGTTTCGCGTCTTGATCCGCAGATGGTTGATCCGAACTACGTCAGTCAGGCTGTAAATCGCAAGTTTGAGTCGAAGCTCATCAGCAACCGATGGGGAATCATCCAGCCCAAGTGGGGGGGGAAGTGGAATACCAACCGGCAGTCGTTCAGCGTTTCAAAAGGTGGTACGTTGTGGACTAGGTCGTCTCCAGGCGCACAGATTCCGGCTGGTACTGTTGTTTGTTCTGATCCTGATCCCTCTTACAACACGCTGATTGTCAAGAACGGTGCGCGAGTGGTGAGTGACGACAATACGAACTGCACGCTCAACACTGCGACGTATTCTTGGACAGGATCAAGCCCAAGCACTTGGGGACTCACTTACTACACTGCCACTACCAAGTTTACGGACATTCTCGGGATGATGCAGTACCGGGATCCGCAGACTGGAAACAGCGCACTGATTGTCGCCACAAATGAGGTCAGAACGTCCGACGGTGGGCAAGGAAAGGTCTATCTTGTCCGGCCTAACTCGTCGCACTTGGAGATACCGCTGAACGGTTGGGACATCTACGGTCCTGTTAAGATGATCCAGTGCGACAACGCAATCGCCATGCTGCGACCGTTCTCGGATCGTTACTACTTCAAGGGAAGCGCGATCAACGCAACGAGCGACTACGTTACGCTGAACGTCATTCCTGATCTGGCGACTGGAAATCGTGTCATCATCGGTCAGGTTGATCCAGCTCCTCCAATCTACACGGCTGCATCGTTTTCCAGCGGTCAAGGATTCGGACTTTGGGTTAACGTTAACGGAAACAAGGTATCATTTTACACGTCTGAAACGGCTGCAAGAACTGGAGGAGCAACTGGAAAGGTTGATCTTGCTGCTTCGTCGTCGTCTTACCGTTACTTTATCCAGCGACAGAACAATACGACTGGTAACAACATTGTTCAGCCTGAACTGGATTTTGAGAATGGCTCCTATCCGCTGTTGATGCAGTCGAATGGGACTTCCAAGATTGCAATCGTTGCTGGATTCAACCGTGTTGCGAGCAGTCTGTTCATTTCAAGCGCAGATTCGGTTGCGAACACGATCACGGTTTATAACCACGGGTTTGTTCCTGGAGACAAGGTTGTAATCTCGTCTGCAAGCGTTTCAGATTTTAACAAGACCTACTACGTCTACCCGGTTGATGCCAACACGCTTAAGTTGTTCTACGGAGCAACGGCTGAAACGGATTCGCTTGTAAATGCCAATCGCGCAACGGCAAAGGCTACTGTTGCAAAGGTTACTGCGACTCCTTCAGTTCCTCCTGTAGTTGGTGGAGTGTTTACTACTGGAACTTACCCGGTGCCATCTGCAAATGGTGGTGCTGGATACGATTCTGCTCCTGCTGTCACATTGTCTGGAGGCGGAACTCTTGCTACCGCGCACGCTGTTGTCAGTGGTGGACAAGTTACTGCAATCGTTGTTGATACTGGTGGAAATGGTTACACTGGAACTCCAGCCATTTCTGTTGCTGCTCCTGCTCAGTACGGAATCACGGCTGTCACAGTCACTGCAAACGGTGCTGGATACAACGTCACTCCTGCTGCCACTTGCGCATCTGTCACCGGAAGTGTTCTGACTGTTTCGCTTGGAACTGGAAACGAAAGTGATTCTGTCAGCAGCATTGCGGTATCAAGCCCAGGTTACATTGCGTCTTCTTCAGACGTTGATGTCTCGATTGATTTCCCGTCCACTGCTGTAAACGTATACGCTTCGTTCACTGGGACGATTTCCAAGTTTGAGGCCAGTGGAATGCCAATTCCAGCAGGACGTGAAGGTTGCTATTTCCAGAACAGACTGTTGATGGTCTACGGCTTTGACATGCTGGCTGTGTCTGATGTTCTGGATCCGCTTCACTACTCGCCAATCATCAACGAGTTTAAGCTGAACTCAGGTTCAAATGACAAAGTCGTCGCAGTATACCCGTTCAATCAAACGACGCTTATCGTCTTCAAAACCAACTCGATTCTCGCGATTGAGAACCTTTATGGGGATCTCTCATCTGTGCGACTTTCTGAGGTCACACGCGAGTTTGGTTGCATTGCTCCTCTTTCTATTGCTGGCACTGGGTCTGACGTTGTTTTCCTGACTCAACGCGGAGTCGCTTCACTTAAGCAGACAGAATACGGAATCAGTCAATCTGTTGTCGTTCCGATTTCCAACCCAATTCAGCCTGAGATTGACGACATCGACAAGGCATTGGCGTACAAGGCCGTTGGAACGTACTTCGACAACCGCTACTTGCTTTCTGTTCCTTTGAACGAAGGGAATGGAACCAATCAGCGCACGTTGGTATTCAACTTCTTAAATCAGGCTTGGGAAGGTTACTGGGAAGGAAGTCTGCTTCTGCCTCGCTACTTTTCTCGCGTCAGTTTGTACGGATCTGACTATCTCGCTTGGTCTGATGAGAGTGGATTCGTTCATTACTTCGACAAGCAGGCTTGGGCTGACCGAAAGATTGACGGCACTGAGTTGCAGGTCTCAACGCGCATCGAATTCAGAGGATACACTTTTGGAACTCCAGTCCACAAGCAATACACAGGAATTGAGATCGAACTGAATTACAGCAATCCGAGGTACTCGTTTGTTGTGAATCTGGATGGCGTGAACGAGGTAATGACGCTTGCGAGCAACCAGACTCAGTCTCGCACGACCTACTTCAATTACGGTGTTCCAGACTACGTCACAACGAACGTGAACGACGATTTCTGGTCGCCATACCGCAAGGACTACTCTTGGCAGCCGGGCCTTCGTTGCGGGAACAATGGAGTTCGAGTGAACCAAAGGCAGGTGATTGTCTCCAAGTACCGACTTCGCAGACACGGCAATACGATTCAGCCTGTTTTGACTTCCGATCAGGGGAATGTGGAAGTCTCATCAATGATGTTGTACGCAATTCCTTTCAGAATGTTTGGACGAACCGACGTTTGACCTATGCCTCTATTTGTAACTGTTACGCCTGGAACGACTGTGACTTCCAGTACTACGCTGGACGCAGCCACTCTCAACCTGCTTGGTACGCCTTCTGTTGACATCACAGGAAGCGTTGATGGCGGTTCGCTTACGCTTGCACCAGGGTCCGTTGACAATACGAACCTGAAGGCAATGAATGCGACGACGATCAAGGCAAATCCTGCGTCTATTTCGGCCACTCCGACGGACGTTGTTGTGGATTCAAATACGATGGCGATTGATTCCGTCAATGGTCTTCGAGTTAAGACAAATGGAGTTCAGTACGCAAACATTCAGCAGGTAGCCGCGTCTAACCTTCTTGGAAATCCATACGGATCTGCTGCAAATGTTTCTGGGATTACGCTTGGAACAAATCTTTCGTTTGCTGGAACTGTTTTGAACGCAGCAGTGTCGGCTTCCAACATGAAGTTGGCTGGATACGCTGTTCTGAATTCAACTCAGAGTATTGCTGGAAGCTCTGGATGGACAGACATCACAAACCTCAGCATCACAACTCCAACCCCACAGAGTTCATCAAGCAAGTTTTTGCTATTTGCTGTCGTTTCTGGATCAACCAAATATTTTGAAGGTGGAGCATTCAGGTTTTTGCGTGGAGCCACTGCGATTGGAACAGGATCAGCAGGAGCTTTGGCGGCAACATCTTCAGGAGTTGGTCTTACTTCTAATTTTCTCAGCCCTGCGAATTCAGCAACGCTTCTTTATGTTGATGCTCCAGCTTCTGCAACGGCAGTAACTTACAAGGTTCAAGGAAATTGTTTTACAGTTGCTGGAGCTTCTGGAACTGGGACTTTGGATATCAATCGAAACACTACATACGGAAGCCCCGCTACCGCTATCGCTGTTTCAACAATTTCTTACTTTGTTGTTGTTGAGGTCATCTAGTGATCTCAAAGGTTCTAGCGTACTTTAGAGCAAAACTATCAGACGCTTTTGACAAGTGGTCTGATGAGGAGTTGGAAGACTTTATCGAATTCCATCTAAAGCGCGGGACACTCAAGGTTCTCACCAGGTCAGGGCAAGTAGTCGCTGTTCTTTGCGGTTGGCAGCAGGTTGGACCAGATCGCATACCGTTTGCTTGGCAGGAAAGTGATCTGAATGGTGATCATTGGTATTGGTATCAATTCGCTGCTAACAGCCCAGAAGATGCCATGTCTGTAGCAGCTTCTTTTGTACTTGAAAGACCGCAGTCCGCGCTCCTTCCTTCTGTTGGATTTCGGAATGGAAAGTGGAGACGTTACAAGTTTGGAATCCTAGGTCTCTACAAGAAAGGGAACACGCTTTATGACGGTAGATGCTCCAGCACCACGCGACTACGCACAGGAAACTCGGGACACGCTTCAAGCTCAGCTTGATCTTGCACCGCAGAAGTATGCTGCCGAGGCCCAATACGCTCCTCAGTACCAGGCTCTCCAGCTTGGAATGCTCAAGAGCGCAATGCCGCAGCTTCTTGACGTGTATGGTCAGGCTGCCCCTCGTCTTGGCCAGATTGAGTCCGCTGCTCGTTCTGCAAGCCGTGCTGGCGACATTGCCGACATTGCAAACCTAGGACCACAAGCTCGCGCTGCCATTCGGGCGTCCAACCCGGATCAGGCTGCGATGATTGACCGGATGACTGCTCAGGCCAATTCCGGTCTGGCTGCTGGATCCAATCTGACTCCTGAACAGCAGAACATGGTCACTCAGCAGTTGCGTTCTGGGTTGGCTGCACGCGGTCTTGCAAATCAGCCGTCTGGCGCAATGCAGGAAGCTGTTCGCTCTCAGATGATGGGTGCCGGTCTTCAGCAGCAGCGTTCCCAACAGGCAATGCAGGCTCTTGGAGCGTCTCAGGGACTCTACGGCGACGTGTTCCAGCAGATCCTTGGAAGACCTTCTCAAGCGTTTGGAGCCACTGGTGCAATGACAAATCAGGCTCAAGGATTCAATCCCGGCCAGTTGTTCAATCCAGAATCTGCTTACGCCCAGAACATTTACGCCGGAAACCAGCAGTCTCAGTTGGCTGCCAATGCGGCTGGTGCAAGTGCAACTGGTTCAATGATTGGTGGTGGTCTCAGTGCGCTCGGAAGCATGGGGGGAGGAATGTTTCAAGCTGCTGGAAACGCAGGTGGCTTTGGAAATCTCTTTGGTTGCTACGTTGCCCGCGAGTGCATTCCTGACCAATGGGAAGCGTTCTTCTTCTGGAAGGAATTGGCTGGCCCTGAGTGGTTCCGCAACCTGTACGACCAGAACGCCAAGGAATTTGCTCAGTTCATTTCTGACAAGCCTGCCATCAAGCGCGTCATTGCTTGGTGGATGAAGGCCAAGATCAACTCTATCTTCAACTAACATGGCCCAATACGGATATAGCGCAGGCTACCAAGGTGGCGGACCAAGCCCTGTCCCTTCTGGGTACATTGAGGCGTACGCGAACGCTGGTCGTTCAATCGGCCAAGGAATTGCCAGCATTGGGAAGGACGTTCAGGACACGATCCGCGAGTACGCCAAGAACAAGGCTGAAGATCAGTACGCGACTTCCAAGATTGAGTCCATGCTGGCTCAGTACGCTGGTTCAACTCAGGGACAGCCCACTGCCGATGGAGCTACTGCTGGCATGGATCATCTTGCTGGAATCATTGGCCAGAAGAACCTGGACGCTTTTGTCAGTGGCAAGGCCAACCGAATGCAGAAGCTGGCGATTGCAAACTCGCTGGAAACCTACGGAGCGCAGCAGCATCAGCGTTTGCAGAACGAGTACCTGAACGAGCAGCTTAAGGGTATTCAGGAACAGCAGCGTCAGCAGAAGGCTTTGGTTGAAATTCAGAAAGCTGTTGCTGGACTTCCAACGACCACGTCAACCACTGGTGAAGTTACGACGACTGTTCCGGGTGAAACTGTTCCGGCGATGGAGACTCAGGGTCCGCCTGAAATCAACAAGTCCGCGTATGCTGAGGCGTTGAAGGCGTACGGAACTAAACCTGATCAGCAACAGAAAATCTCTGAACTCCAATCTCAGATTGCTGCGTTGCGTGGAAACACGGAAATCACTCCAGCCACGTTTACCGTTCCTAACGCTTACGGGCCTTCGTTTGGTGGGCTTGCTCCTGCCGTCAAGATTACTGAAACTCCTCAGGCGGCAGCGTTGCGAGCGGCTGAAGCACTTAAAAATCAGCCCAAAATTCAGGAACTCCAATCTCAGGTTGATGCTCTTAAATCTGCTCCTGCTGGTGAAATGCCTAAGCCTGAGCAGTTCCTGAAGTATCCTGAGCCTACCAAGCCGTATCAACTTCCTCCGACGACCAAGACTACGTCTGAGACGGTTGTTAAACCTGTTGACCCTGAGCAGTATCGGAAACAGATCGCTCAAGAGTTTGCCAATCGTGGAATTCCAGTGACTCCAGAATTACTGAATCAGACTGCTCAAATTGCTGGTGTTCAGCTTCCGATTCAGGCTCAGACGCTTTCAATTCCGGGTGTTGGAACTGCTGTCAAAGTCGATGGCAAGGAGCAGTTTGTTCCTGTCAATCCTGACATGCTTCGCCACATTGAAGCGTCTTCCATCAATATCCCGGGAGAAGTGAATGCTCAGTTCAGAACTACTCAGGACCGAGAAAAGTTCAGTGAAGATCTGACCACTTACAAAGAGATCAACAACAGCGTCAACAAGCTCACTTCAATCGTTGACAAGTACCCTGGTGTGTCTGGCCAGGTTGTCAGGTCTCTCAGCCCCACCGTTAGTGCTGAGATTCAAAACAATTTGAATTCGCTTCGTTCGCATTTGAACAAGCAGATCACTGGAGGTGGAAATCTGTCTGAAACTGACTACAAGCGAATTGACGCTGTCATCGCAGACCCTAGCAAGTTCTTCACAATGGACTCTGCAACCAAGACCAAACTGCTTGGGTTGTCTCAAACCGCGAAGAGCAACCTTCAGAACAAGTTTAAGGCGACAACCGTTTCTGGATCGCTCAATCTTGGTGGACCTCAGCCGTACAATCAGGGCGGTGCAATGAAGACGTTGACCTACAACCCGGTGACCAAGTCGATGGAATAAATATGCCTTACCAAATTGAAGTTCCGGGCAAGGCTGTCGTTTCTTTTCCTGACTCAGTTTCTCACGAAGAGGCACAAGGCATTCTTGCCAAACAGTTTCCTCCAACCGGGGAAGACATCGCCACGCAAATGGCGAAAGATCCTTCGTTCACTCCAACCAAGGATCAGTTTGTTCTGTTCAAGGACTTCAAGGATCAGCAGTCAACCGACTACATTGACGGTTTCATCAAGGCTATCCCGCAGGTTGCTGAGGACATCGGAAAAGGTATTCCAGGCATGGCTCGGGCTTTCCTGAGTGCTGACAAGAGCCTTGCTGCTACTGGAGTTGAAGCGTTCTCGCAGGGAACACGCAATTTGTACGGGATGCTTGCTGAATCAGAAAGCCCATCCAGCCCTCTGTTCAAGTTCAAGTCGCTTCTGACTGGTGACGGTTCAGTCGATGATCAGTACAAGCAGTTCCTTGAAGCGCGTGATTTTTCCAAGAAAACCCAGGAGCTTGAATCTGGAAACAACACTCTGATTGCCAAGCCAGGTGAGATTGATCCTGATGCGGTCAAGGCCCTGAGCTACGTTCTTGATCCGACTCTGTTGTTTGGCCCAGTCAAAGGATTGGCTGCTGCTGGTCACCTTGGTGAAGCTGGTCTGCGTGCTGCTGAAGCTCTTGGGCGTGTTGAAGCTGTTGCCGGAAAAGCTGGGCTCAAGGCTGCTGAAGCTGCTGGAACTGGATCGCAGGCCGTTGGCGAGACGATTGGAAAAACTGGTGCAACCATTGGACGAGTTGTTGATGACGTTGCGGGGATGACTGGAATTCCAGCTCCTCAGGCTCGCACGGTTCTTGGGGCTGCGCTTGGTGCCGGTTTGCTTGGATCTCACGATGTTGTCGCTGGTCTGGCTGCAACTGCTGTGGCTGGTGGTGTTCTGAATCGTGGTGGAGAAGTGCTGTCTGAAGCTGCAAAGATTGCCCAGCAAGGCCCAAGCCGTCTTGGCGTGTTGGAACGTGTAGCGATGTCTCCAAACGTCTCTGCTGAGGCTAAAAAGCTGGCTGGAGTGCTGGCTCAGGCTTCTCCCGTGATTGGATTCGCTGGAGACGTTGCCAAGGGTGCAGCAGAAGGAACTGCAATCGGATCTGCGCTTGGCTACTTGTCCACTGGAACGGCTGAGGGTGCTGGTGCGGGCGGTGGATCTGGTGCTGCGCTTGGTACGATTGGCGGGACCATCGGTAGCATGATCAACATGCCTGCTAAGTCTCAGGAAGGTGCGCTTGCTGACATCACTCGGTTCGCAAGTGGAATCCCAGATGAACAGACTCGCACTCGCCTGATTGACGGTCTTTCTCGCATTGCTGGTGAGGACAAAAACTGGCGACGAGCTGCGGCCACGATTGACGCTGTCACTTCAGCACAGGAACGAGGCATTGAAGTAAAATTTGGTGCTCCCGATTCTCCTGCTGCGTTCTTCGATCCAAAGTCGAACTCCATCAACCTGAACCCTGACAAGTTCAACTCCGAAAGTGCAGTTCACGAGCTGGATCATGCACTCAGAGCTGGTGCGATTGGAAAGGCTTACAGCGAGGGTCTCAGGGAGGTAATCCTTGGTGTCAAAGATCAGAACGGTAATACGCTCAAGCCTGGTATTACTGACTTGAATGGACTTGCTGATGTTGCTGACAAGATTGCCGAGCAGTACAAAACCAATCCTGAACAGGAAGCGTTGTTCAAGCAGTTTGCTGAGACGCTGAAGTCTGGAGTTCCTGAAGCTGACAAGGCCGAGGCGATTGGATCTGTCATTGACGAGCTGACTTCCATCTACACCGGAAAGCTGTTTGCTCGCAAAGGAATGGAAGACGCTTTGACCAAGCGTTTGCCGCTGTTCTACCGGAACCTCGTTGATTCAGTCACTCAACGCATTTACGACAAGTTCAGAACGACTCTCTACGAGCGCGGAACTGCAATCCCTGTTGGAAACTCGATCAAGTACGCTTTCACCGACGACCAAGGACGGTTGATCCGAATTCCAGAACTGGATGCTCTAATTGAGAAGTCAATCAAGTCCAGAGAGATCAGTGCTTCTGGTGGCATCAAGCAGGACGTTCCGTTGCCAAGCGACATGGAGATGTCTCCGTTGCGGTTTGAAAAGCTGGCCGGTGGCGACTACAAGCTGCGTCCAAAGAAGGACATTGAGGATTTTGGAAAACAGTTCAACAAGGAGGCACTTGAACGTGTTGCAGCTGTCAGCAAGCCGGGTGATCCTGTGATGAAGGAAGTCTCTGTCGGTGTTGGCAAGGGACTCAGCTTGCGCGATCTGAACGAGACGCAGATTCAGGCATTGATCAATACCGACAAGCTTCCTGATTACTCCAAGAAACAGATCTACAACGACTGGAAGAACCTTCGTGATCCGTCCAAGGGAACAATACAGGACACGGTAAACTATCGTGTTTACGAGGAAAAGCATGGTGGTTCAAAGACCATTTTGCAGCCCAAGGCACAAATGACTCGGGACGACCGACTTGTTCACGACATCGTGCTAACTCCAAAGCGTGGAATCCTTCAGCGCGGAGTGAACGCTACCCGGGTCAAAGACGCTCTTGCTAGGTTGATTCACGAGGACCGATACAAAGGTCTGTACCACACTCCTGGAGAGGCTGTCGTTGATCTTCACAAGTACCTGAACAATTTGACTCTTGGAGAAGGCAAGGCGATTCCGAGCGCACAGTTGTTTGGAGGTGGAGTCCGTGGAGAAAAGACCCGCAACTTGTTCCATGAAGCTGTTGGATTTCCCGGTGAACATCCAGATCGTCCTGCTGGATACGACATTTCCACGGTACGCGAAAAGGGAGTCAAAGCGGGTCAGGGAATCAAACACGAGGATCTGAACTACTACCACATTAGGTCTTCCACTCCCACTGGTGAACGCTGGTCGTTTAACAACGAGGCGACGTACAAGCTGGGCAAGGTTAATTTTCAGCCGGAAGACTTTACCAATCAGAAGTTTGGTGACTCCAATGTTTCCGATCACAAACTGGGATACCGGATCATTGAGCGCGACGGACGCTTTTCAGCTTACGGAAAGAACGGTGAGAAGCTGGGAGTTTTCCGAGATTTCAATTCTGCAAACAACGCACTAATAGACCAAAGCAACAAAGAATATGCCACTCGTCAAAGGTTACTCGCAAAAGACTATGTCCAAGAACATCAAAACCGAAATGATGTCGGGAAAGCCTCAGAAGCAGGCAATCGCAATCGCTTACAGAATGCAGAAGGAAGCCTGCATGAAATCGGAAAAGAAGTCAGGCCGTTGCGATAAGATGTGAACGCAATGATGCTTGCATCTACCAAGTAACTTATGGGCTATTCACCGGAAGAGGCGACGATTCTAATCAACAAGCTGAAGTCTCGCATCGAGGCTTTGGAAGTCGTCTACGATTACGACTCTTCTGAGGTAGCCAACATCCTTGACTATGGAGCGGATGGAACTGGATTGCTTAACGATACACAGGCACTTGTTGACGCTGTAGCTTCTGGCAAGCGTGTAATCTGGTTTCCTCCGAACAAGACGTTCCTGCTCAACACGCTCAACTCAGTATCGTCTGCGTACTACGTCAATATTCCTGCTGACACGATTCTCAGGATTGACGGTAAACTCACCAGCAACATTGCGAAGACCATCTCGTTCGTTTTCAAAGGATCCACTCAGATCTATGGGACTGGATCTGTTGAGTTCAATCAGGGAAGTGATTCGCAAGTTTTCCAATTCACGACTGGATCTCAAATCCGAGTTCAAGGGCTAACGTTCAAAGGTGGATCAGCCACAAGTCATCCAGACTATTTGTGTCAGACTGATCCTGGTTCCGGCGAAACTGCGCTTGTCTTCATCAACAACTGCCGGTTCATCAACTACTGTGGAAGTGGTTACTGGAGAAACAGCAACACAACGACTTCCACTCACAAGGTTTCCGAGACGATCATTTCCAACTGTTACTTTGATAACATCTACAACGGAAATGGGATCCTGATTAACAACATCGCAGGCAGTGATCGCAACATCTCCATTTATGGGAACGTGTTCAACGGGTGCAATGGAGACAACAACGGAGCTGCGTTCAACGGTTTCCCGATTGGCGTAGCCGGTTACGGTTCTCTTCCGTTCAGTGATTCTCAGACCACTGCTAACATTCTGATTGCGAACAATTTGATTACGACAGCTCGCACCGGAATTCACGTTGAGTATTGCCACAACATTGTCAGTACCGGCAACATGGTATCTGACATCAAAGCGTCAACTTACCCTAATGGAACTGAAAGCACTGGAATCGTTTTCTACGGTTGTTCAAACTGGACCAGCTCTGGAGATACAGTCCGCAATGTGGATGGAGACACAATTTACGCTTGGGGATTCAGGGCCACTGGTGGACGCGCTTCAAGTATTTACCAGCAGTCCAACAAAGACTTTACGATAAAAGGTGGCAGCCTTCAGGACGCTTCCTTCCTGATTGAACAGCAGATTCCTATCAACACGATTGGTAGCGTTTCACCTTACGAGCTGACAACTTCCTCCGTTTGCAATTTTATCGACAACACGGCTATTCGTGGATGTGCCCATTTGCAAGTTGTTGGAACGGTCAACGTCAAAAACAACGACTTGGTGGCTCCTTTGTCTTCCAATCCTCTGACCGTTACCAGCTACTCCAGAAGTGGAAATGTGGCAACGCTTGTTGTGACGATGCAAAACAATGAGATGGGGATTAAACTGGAAGACGTTGTGAACATCACTGGCGTTGGTTCTGGATTTGACGCTCAGTATGCAACCGTTACCAGCGTGACCACTGGATCTGCCAGCTTCACCTACGCCAACACGGGCGCAAATGTAGGAACGACTTCTTGCAGTGGATACGTCCGAAACATGGTCAAGGCGTTGTCCATTGACTGCAATCCGACCTTTACTGGGAACGCTGACTATTACTCCTACTATCGGCTCAATCTGGAAGTCACTTCCAACACTGCAAAGACGGTTTACGGCGGAAGCTCGTTCAGTCTGAGGAATCTCACCCAGGTCATTCAGTCGAATGGAACCTACACGTCCAATGGACGACTTCCGGCAAATCTGAACGTAAACTTCATTGGGAACAACTTTGGTGCTGACACTCAGGCGTCGTCCAGTTGGCCAGTGACCAGCACCAATCGATTCTTTACAACCAGCCAAAGCTCTGTACCTAATGCGGTTGAATATTGCATTGGCGACGTTGCGACAGTGCTTGGTGGCCTGCATAGGAACTGGTTCTGTACCACTCCTGGATACGTTGGTCCGACTGGAGACACGTTTACCATTGTGTCGGCTGCAAACGGTACGATCAAAAAAAACGGGGCGTACTCTTGGATCACCTATCCTCCGATTTACTCGCTCGGTGAGGAGATTCAGGTGACCAACGGAACCAACACGCTTGTTGGAATATGCTCAAAGATCGAAGTGTCTGGTGCTAATCAGGTAATGACGCTGAAGGATCCGGCAACCGGGAACGCTTTGGACCTGACAACGATCACGGGTGGAGCACCGGCAATCCAGCCTTACCGGGTCGCTTCGTTCGTCCTGTTCTAAGGGTCGCTGTAAAAAAAGCTAAAAAATGGTTGCGCGGTTTTGTGCGGTCTGATTCTGTCTGGCCGTGAAACGAGACACTGCCAAGAAGCAAAAGACCAAAACGGTCCACATTAGTGAAGAACTCCATTCCCGCGCACGAAAGTACGTCGCTCAAAAAGGAATGAAGCTCGGATTCTGGGTGGAGGATCTCGTTACCAAAAACCTAGAAAAATGAACGCACTTACCGTTGCCTCTCCATCCAGTTACGACCGCGTGGAGAATCCGATTGCAGCCGCTGAGATCCTTGGTAACTGGATTTCCAAGAGCGGTATGTTTGGAGCTGAACGTCCAGAGCAGGGCCAGATTTTGGCTCTCCAGTGTATTGTGGAGAAGATGCCGCCGTTGGAACTTACCAAACACTTTCACCTGATTGGCGGAAAGCTGGCGCGGCGTTCTGATTCCATGCTTGCTGGCTACCGCGAGCGCGGGGGGCGCGTGAAGTGGATTCAGTTTGATTGTATTGCTGCCAAGGCTCGCTGGACTTACGACGGCAACGACATTGAGCTGGCCTATACCTTGGAAGACGCCAAACAGGCTGGTCTCTATCCTCCTGCCAAGCCTGGATCCGGTTGGGCGAAGAATCCTGCCGACATGCTTCGTGCTCGTCTGATTTCCAAGGCGATCCGAATGCTGGCTCCTGAAGTTTGTACTGGTCAGTACACGCCGGAGGAGATTGAGGATTTCAACACGCCTGCAAAGGATGCTCCATTTCTGTATAAGGCCAAATCTGTGGTCGATCCAGCACCGGTTCCTGTGGAAGTCCAAGAGGCCGTTGTTATTGATCAGTCCGGCATTCCTTCCAAGCTGGATCTTCTGACTGACTTGCTTGTCCAGGAGGGAATCTACGACTCTGCTGAGAAGTTCCTGCGTTCCAAGAAGTGGATTGGTGCTGAGGAATCTATCACTGACGGCACGCTCGCTCCCATTCGGACTGACAAGATCCTGTCAAAGCCAAGTGAGTTTGTTGCGGCTGTTAAGTCGTATATCTCCAGCGTTCAATAAATTTTAGCCAACGTGTGTTGGTGAACCGGCGGTTGTTGTGGTGAGTTCATGGTCTGGACTTATTGGGTTTCAACCGCCGGTATTTTTTTCTCAAAATGAGCGCATACATTACACGGCCAAGCAGTCTGCCTGCTCAGAGCCTATCTCCCAAGTGGACAAGTGCAGGACCGTCTGATGCTACGATTTCAGGCACAGATCGTCATGCCGCATTGGAGGCACTTCTCAAGACTGGCGACGAGTCACTTGCCAAGTTTCTGCCTTCCAACGAGCGAGACGCTGTATTTTGGGCGTACGACTACATCAAGCGAGTCGCACCGCTAGACGATCACGATCTGATTAGCGAAGAACGGCTTGAGATCAAACGCGGTGGCGGAGTTGTTCTGGAAGGCACTCCTGACGTTGTCTGCGGTGACGTAATCTTTGATCTGAAGTGGCGGAAGTTCGATTACTCGGCACAGATGGCAGCTTACGCGCTTGGTCTGATGCAGAAGCGTGGATCTGATCGTGTCACTGCTCACCTTCTGTTTGGTGACGGAATGATCTACGAGGTTCTTGAATTCTCTCGGGAATCAGCAGAGCGCATCATTTATTCCATTCTGGACCAAGTGGCTGATGAGTCTACCGAATGCAGAGCCAGCAAGTATTGCGACTGGTGCGCCAAGAAACTGTACTGCGAGATCCTGCGCCGTCACGTCAACGCTGTTGGCCAGGAGTGCGCTGTCGTCCCGCTGGAGAAGTTGGAAGTCGTTTCTCCTGTTGATATCTCCCGCGCTTTGAACATTGCCAATGCCGTGTTGATCTGGGCGGACGCGGTTAAGAGCAAAGCGAACGAGCTGGCCAAGTCTGGAATGCAGATTCCTGGCTACCGGATTGTGTCAAAGTCAGCAGGACGTGAAGTTGATTCTGCATACATTTCAAACGCATTTGAAGCCGTGGATCTCAGCAGTGACGATTTTCTGTCTTGCTGCAAGGTGTCGGTTTCCAAGCTCGAAAAAGTCTACGCTGAACGGCGCGGCATGAAGCCAAAGGAAGTGAAGGCCGAATTGAACAGCAAATTGAGCGATTTCCTCGTAACCAAACCAAACATCACATACCTAGAAAAAGAATAGCATATGGCAAAATGGACTGTCGGAGAACCCAAAGAACTGAATGAACTGTTGCCTGCTGGCGAGTATCCGGCGCACGTCGTGAAGGCTGAGTTGTCGATTCAACAGAACGGAAAGACATCTGGCTCTGAAAAGATCACGCTGACTTGGAACGTAGATGGACGCACTTTGATTCAGGATGCGCTCATCTTCCACGAGTCGATGGGATGGAAGCTGAACCAGTTTGTTGTCGCCACCGAAATCGGAAAGGTGGGTGATGCAATCGAGATCGACGACCGCAACGTCATTGGAAAGGGGTGTAACGTGACTATTGTTCAGAAGGAAATTCCCAAGCGTGACGGAAGCGGGAACATGAAGGTGAACAACATCGTGAAGTACAGCGTTGGCGCATTCTGATTAGGTGAACCGCTCTGCTCGGCGGCGTAACAACAGACCGGGCAATTTTTTCATGAATCCAATTTCGTTCTGGTGTCTCGGAGTTCCAAAAGCTCAACCGCGTGCAAAGGCGTTTTCCCGTGGTGGACGAGCTGGAGTTTACGATCCAGGCACTGCGAATGATTGGAAGACTGTGGTGCGTAATGCTGCGCTCAAAGTGTGGGACCAAAAGACGATTGACGAGCCTGTGTCAGTGGAATTGCACTTCAGTCTTCCAAGGCCTCAGTCGCACTACAAAAAAAACGGATTGCTGAAGCCGGATGCTGAAAGGTGGGTTACCAAAAAGCCAGACCTAGACAACCTTGAGAAAGCCATTCTTGACGCACTGACCGACATTGGACTTTGGCGTGATGACTCGCTTGTTGTTTATGTTACAAAGTCAAAGGTTTACGCAGCGGGTCCAGAAGCGCAGGGCTGCACGGTAACGATCTCTGGTGTGTGAATTCCACTTCAGTCACGTCGATTCCGTTGTGCTCTGGCCATACCGTCAAAGTCTGGGCCAAAGGGAAACAGGGCAAGAAGCTGGAAGTGCGGCTTGACGACAAGGACATCTTGGGAATCGTGGTTTGCAATTCTGAGAATCATTCTCGAATGCTGGAAACCCTGTTCAAGCTGGACAAGGTGACCCAAGTTGAAATCACAGACAGATCAAACTCAGGAGTCCTATTCACACGATGAATTACCGTTCTAAATTCAACCACAAGAAAGAGGTCCGAGTCATGGGCGAAGTCAAAGTCAGACTTGCAGAAATGCGAGACGTGCCGGGGATCCTCTACTACGACGCGGACAAGATGGAGGCGTTTGTGCGGTTGAAGTCTGAATTTTTAGCGAAGTTTGAACCAATCAAAAAACCCAAAAATGACCATACGAGACAGAGCACAAAAGTGGATTGAGACAGTACCAGGAGCAATTAGCGGATCAGGCGGACACAACCATACTTGGTACGTTGTCTGTGAAATCTTGTGGGGATTCGGCCTTGAGATTAATGAGGCTTACCCACTGATTAGAGAATGGAATACTCGTTGCAGTCCGCCTTGGACTCAGCGCGAACTAGACCACAAGATGTCGGAGGTTCTTTCAAAGCCTGAGATCCACGACAAGCGCAGAGGGTGGAGGATTGACGACAACCGAGAGTTCCAGCCGAACTATCAGCCTGAGACCAAGTTCATTCTTCCATCCAGCAAGGTTGTTGTTGAACTGAAGCCGATTGATCCACGGTCTGTTCCTCATGCGATTGAGAATGGCTGCGCTCAGTTGCTCAAGGCTGCGTTCAAAGATGGTGAAGGTGTTGCAATCTCGGAAGCGTTCCTGAACGACGAAGAGAAGTCTATTCCAGCAGGACAAGGGCTGGTTCTGTCACGTGAGGAATGGCTAAAGAAACTGGAGGAAAAGGGAGGAGATCCGAACAACATTTGGAAGCTGTCAGATGCTCCTGGCGTGTTCATTCGGGTCAATCCAATGAAGCCTGGAGGATGTGGAGACAACGACGTTACTGCATTCCGGCACGCACTGCTTGAGTTTGACGGTTTGTCGCTTGAAGAGCAGTGGGGGATCATCAAAGAGACCGAGATTCCTGCGACCGCTGTAGTCTACTCAGGAGGAAAATCGCTTCATGCGTGGGTCAAGATTGATGCCAAGGATCGCGTGGAATACGGCACTCGTGTCAAAGAGCTATTTGCGACGTTTGAATCCTACGGGGCAGACACAAAGAACAAGAACCCGTCTCGGTTTGCTCGGCTTGCTGGAGTTAAGCGTGGAATCAAGTGTCAGGATCTTGTTGCGCTGAATGTTGGTCACAAGTCTTGGAGTGCCTGGAAAGCTGCTCAGTCTTCCACAGGAACTCAGATTTACCGTTTGGTGGACTTGATGGATACAGACGTTGAAAATGATCCAAACACGCTCATTGGGCGTCGCTGGCTCTGCAAAGGTGGATCCTGTTTGCTGATTGGTCCAAGTGGCGTTGGAAAGTCCACGCTGACAATGCAGCTAGCGGTCTGGTGGAGTGTTGGCCTTGCTCCGTTTGGTCTCAAGCCTATCAAGCCATTGAAGTCGCTCATCATCCAGTCCGAGAATGACGCTGGGGATCTTTCTGAACAACTTCGCGGTGCAATCTCAGCAAATGCTGCGCTTCAGAATGGAGAGGCTGGAAAGACCATGCGAGACAACCTGATTTGGATCAGGGACACGGTACACACTGGCGTTGATTTCGTCAGCCGAATGCAAAGCCTGATTGACGAGCACAAGCCGGATTTAGTGTGGATTGATCCGCTTCTTGGATTTGTTGGTGACGATATTTCTGACCAGAAAGCAGCTTCGACTTTCCTTCGCAACTGGCTCGCTCCTGTCATCGAGTCCACTGGCGTGTGTTGCATGGTCGTTCATCACGTCCGCAAGCCTGGGCGAGACGACGCAACCAAGTCTGCTGTAGATCTTCAGTATCTAGCCGCAGGTTCGTCTGAATTGGTAAACTGGTCGCGTGCAGTTGTGTATCTTGAGCCTGTTGGCGAGTCCGGGTTCAGGCTGCGAATGCTCAAGCGTGGAAAACGAGCTGAGGCTGTTGATCATCACGGTCAGAATTCCACGGCCTTGTGGGTCAGGCACTCAATGAACGGTCTTGCTTGGGAAACGTGTGAGGAACCTGAAGGAGTGGACAAAGGTGAAAAGTCAAACGTGCGAATCAAAAAGCCAGAGGCATCCACATTTGAACCAGATGTGTACCTAGCAAGTGTCAAAGGACAGTGGAAGACCTATCTGGAACACGTCTCAGGAATCAGAAAAGCAGGCGCAACCACTGACACGATTGCCAAAAAGTGTTTTACCGAGATCAAGCACAAGCTGTTTGTGGATGAGACAGGTCCAATTAAAAAATACTGTCCAAAGTGAACAGGTAAGAAACGAAACAACCCGCTCCGGTTATCAGCCAGGGCGGGTTTTCTGTTCTCCAGTTGACGCTGTTCTACTTGGCTGGAGATTAATGGCTCGGAAACAGCAAAAACGCCAAACAGCGGTGAAACTGTCTGGCGCGTGTGTTGCGGAGTCAAATTTTATTCATTTTCCTTCGTCTTTGGCCGACCGTTGAACGATCCAGTCCAAACTCGTCAGCAATCACTTGGTCTTTGTACGCCCAGTTAGCACGTTCCCACCATGGTTTAGGTGCTGCTGGCTTGTTCCAAGGATCAATATCAGCGTCTTGACGTGTAAAAAATGGAGTCAGCGTGAAACCCAGGCACGTTGGCTGGATTTTGAACGATGACTTGTTGTTTGGACTCCATAAAACCTTGTTACCAAGTCGTGTGACTGTTCCTCCGTAAGCTGCTTTGATGTCTTCCACTGAAGGAAAGTATGGGCAGTTCATGCTTTTCCTTTTCGCTTGTTGTATTTTGCAAGTTGTTGAGCCGATTTGCGTTCAATGTAGTCCGCTTCCTCGTGCAATCCTCTGCGTCTCAACCACTGCTTGTACTTCAGATTGAACTCGTCAGTAGAAAAACCTCTTAGGTCATAGCCAGGAGCAGTCTCATCATGCTTGAACCTTGTGCTGATTCCTTTTGGTTTGTATTGGGATTCACTCATAGTTCACTGCAGTTTTAATTGGGTGAACGATTAATCTCATCTCTTAGCTCGTCCATTGCTTGTTCAATGTCCGCAGCAGATTGGAATATCGACCAACAAATCGTCAGCGCAGACGCGACAATCACGCTCACGAAAATTGCTACTTGGTAGAAGGTCATCGGGCACCTCCATTGACAAGATACTGTTCAAGCTGAGCAGGCTGGTAACTGGGTGATTTGATCACTTTGCCAGTGGAAGACTTCACAACGTAGCTTCCTGATCCTTGTTTCACGATTAGACTTCCAACAGGAGCCTTTTGGATCTCACTTTCAGACCACAATTTGCTCATGTTAGAGCGGTGGACCTCCTCAAAAGCCAGGTCAATTGTTTCTGGGCTAAATCCTGCCGCTACCGCCGTGCCATAAGTGACATAGAGCAGGTCTACAATGCCATCCAGCAAGTCACGCATGCTTTGAGCGTCTGCAATCTCGCGTGATTCCTCGTTCTGAAGCTCGTAACGCAGGTAAATTGTCTCTGCGCTCGGCATTCGTTGACAGTTTGGAGTCGATTGACCCATGCACTGCATGAATCCTCTTACAAGTGATAGTTTGTCTGTCATTTTGTCTTTTTTTGTTGTTTCGGAATTGGAAGAGAGCACACCAGTCCGCCCCGTTTGGTGCGAAGCAAGAGTTGGCCACAGACTGGGCACTTTGGATTGGGTTTTTTCATCTGTTGGAAAGTGAATCCCGTTTTTATGCGGTTACGGGAAAGGGTACATAAATGACCAGCCAATCTAGCCGCCGCAATTACCCTGAAATCAAATCAGACCGCCAAAACTGGAGCCATGAGATCTGAATCGTTCAATGCTTGCAAGTTTTTTAGCTTTTTTTCTAACGCATTGGCCACCTGGGCCTCGATTGTTCCGTCGGCGTACAGGATTTTCTGGATTGAATTCTTCCCTCCAGCTCTGTGAACACGGCCCAAGGTCTGAACGAGTTCGATTGCTGAGTAACTTGGAGAAACCAGAGCCAGTCTGGGCCGATCCTTGACGCAATGCAGGCTAACTCCAACGCCACCTGCTTGAATGTTGCACAGGATCAACGCAGAACGGTCAGCTTGGAACTCTTCAATGGCCTGCTGTCGTTCAAACGGCGTCTGACCACCTTCAATTCTTCCGATGCAACTCACGGTAGCCTTCAGAGCGTCGTTTAGTGCCTGGATTGTCTCGGTGAAACAGCAGAAAACAGCGACTGACATGCCTTGTTCAACAGCGTCTTCCACCATCTCAACGATTGCAGGGATTTTGGCTGCTTCCGATAGCTGTCTGGCCCTCAAAAGGGCTACTAGCGGGCTGTCAGCGTCTGTTTTTTGCTTCTCGTTGACTCGTTGGATGACTTCTTGGGCTTCTTTGTATGCCTGATTGATCTCTTTTGTGGCTTTCAGGCCGACTGGGATGAGTTTTGTCTCGATATGGGTCTCGGGGAATGCAGATCCTAGCTCTTTGACCCTGATTCTAGTGCCTTTTGACCTAAAAATCTCTCTGGAAATCTGAGCCAGGTTATCTTGATTGCCTCGGAATTCCAATCCACCGAATCTTCCCTCCTTGCAGCCATGATTTTTTGACCATTGCCAGTGTTCCGAGGGATTCCGAAACAGTCCCAGAGCAAAACCGATGGCTTTCATCTCAACCGGGCTTGTTGCTGCCGTCGCTGACAACAACAGAAGCGGGATGTTTGCTCGTTTGGCTTCGATTAATAGCTTGGAATTCTGGCTTGAATTGCCTTTGCAACGATGCACTTCGTCGAAAACCAGCAACGTGCCGTTTGGGATTATCCAAACCCACTGCTTTTTACCTCGTGAATCAGTGATCCACTTTCCCCACTGAGTCGTGCCACGTCTAACTAGCTCGTAATTGATACAGTCTAGCCTGATTCCAAAATGAGACGCTGCTTTTCTCCAGGATGGAATCACAGCCAGTGGACAGACGACCAGAGCCGGACTTCCAAGGATCTGAATCGCCTTGCAGGCCTTGTACGTTTTGCCAGTTCCGACTTCACTTGCATCCAGGCAGACCTTGTGACGACGAATTGAACCAACGATGCGGCTTGTGGACAGCGTTTGCCACGGGAGCAATCCGGTTGAGTCAATTTCAGGATCCGAAACGCCGGTTGCATCGTTTTGAATTGGCTTTTGGCAATCTGTTGGCTTCAGAGCAGTCCAGCGTTTTGCAATCCAGCGACAGGTTGTTGAGCATTTGCCGACTGTGATTCCAGCTTCAGCCAGTTTCGACTTGTGTGACTTGTAAACTGACCAAAAAGGGTGCCCTTCAGGGACCGAAGCGACTTCCAGATACTTAGGGCCGCTATGGGTTTCGACTCGTTTAGGAGCAGACCAGTCCAAGCCCAAATTCGGATCGTTTTGGACTTTGGCAGCTTCCTGTTCCCTGAGTTGACGCTCCAAAATATCTCCCTGGGGATCGTTGTAATGAGGAATTCCAAGATCCTTGAGCTGGGTAAGCCGATACCTAGAGCAATATTCCCACGCTTTTAGGATTTGAGCCGATCCCCAGGTTCCGATTGACCGACACAGATCCTGGCCGACTGCTTGGTGAACCTTGCCCCAGCCGACCCCGTTTAGGGTTTGTGCTTGGTCAGGATTGGCTTCTGTCAACCGCCGAACTCCCGTTTCTAACCTGGGTAACAAGTCGTTAGCGTTCATTGTCGTCATGGGAATCGGTGGGTTGGTGACACTGTTCAACATGCTCGCATCTCATGCAGAATGGGTTCCACTTATTGTCAGTGGTGAACTCATGGCAAGGCGGACGGCAGTCTTCTATCGTTAGCTGATAGAACGAGGCCAAGTCACAGACACAGGGTGATTTTTTGGGTAAACTCATTTGAGAATCAGGGTGATGTTTCGACGCCAATTCCGATTTCCAACAGGATCGGCTAAGGGTGGGCAGTATCTGTCAGCCAGGAACAAGAGGAACGAGCTAGGCTTGCCTGCTTTTATCCAGCGATTGTGGGTGTTTTGGATCGTCGTGATGCAGACCTTGCGTGGGTTTTGGGTTTGAACGCTGAGGATTCCGTATGGGTGACGTGTCTTGTGACCGCCTTCGACCCGGAATATGGCATCTGCAATCCGATTGGCCTCGGAGGCAGGCAATGCAGCCTGAATGCAGCGAATGGATGCGAACAAGGCTAGGGAGAACAAGAGGGGTTTCATTGGGTGTAAAACTTCGCCAGTCTAAATGCTTCACTTAGTGGACCGAACCAATACCTATACACTCTTGGGTGTTTTGTAGGAATCTGAGCACGCCACAAGCCGCAAGGAAGCTGGCGGAAAATGATTCTGAGACCGCGTTCCAACGCAATGGACGACAGGTGACGGGAAAGAGTGGAGTTCATGGGGGTTTAGGAAGCCAACTGCTTGGCCAGATCGTAATCTCGGTGGAGAATTCCAACAGAATATGTAAATGCTTTGAGCAAGTGACTTTTGGCGCAGTCGTATTCCTGTTTTGCAATGCAGTTCAAAGCATCATTTAAGCACAAGTCATAACTGGACAGCATTTCGGAATTCTTGTTCCTGTTTCTAATAACAAGACCAAGCAGATAGGTGCAATTTTCCTGAGTTTTGGTTGTCATATTATGGGACTGGAATGGTTGTTGTCGGTGGTTACTTGTTCACGAGTTCAATTCGGATGGATCCGTCTTCCTCGGATACCCAAAGTTGGGCACCGTTTTCCATCATCTCATCAGTGATCCGTGATTCCAAAATGAAGTATGCTTTTTCAAGCGATTCGGCTTTGATTTTGCCGAATTCGGCGTCGGTAGCGTAGGAGTATTGGTTCATGGGATGGGAATGGTTGGTGCTTTTGTTTTTCCGCTGACAGGGCATCCCAGTGATTCCAGGAGGCCGTGGTCAAGGGAATGGGCTTATTCGGTTTCTACATTTCCGCAGGGCGCGACAACTCGCACAGGATCCGATCCTGCAAACCATGTTTCGCAGTCGAAATCATTGGCCAGGGCATAGCCGTCATCGTCCCAAAAAATGTAAACCCATTGGCATACCTTTCGGGCTTTGGCTTGTGCTGCGGACGTCGCGGAAGAGAGTGTGGAGTACATAGAATGAATGGGTTGTGGGTGAAAATCAGGAGACGAAAACATGTGCCATGGTCCCATCCGAAAGCATGCCTGAAACGAACGCACGGCCCCAAGAGTTTTCAGACGCCGGAATGGAGTACTCTTTCTCGTCTTCCAAAAGGAACTTAGCCACGAGAGCGCGAACAGCTTGGCGATGAACCTCGTCTCCTGACATCTCGTGCGGATAGGGGATCGTGATACTACCGCGCTTGCACACGGCTTTGATTCTGGAGCATCGGAAGTAAGTGGCGGGCAGGTACTTTGTTCGGATAGCTTGCATGGTATGGTTTCTCCTGTGGTTTGGTTTCTCTCCTGAATTCGCCCCCTCCGAAAAGGGAGCGCGGTTCAAGGGAGTGGAAGGGGCCTCATCCACAAGACACGAAACTGCTTGTAGGCCATCTTGGCCCAGCCGGGATTTCCACGTTTATGGGTGGCGACGAAATATCCGCTCACCTCACTTGACTCAGTCCACCCAGCCCGCTCGCGAACGGTAGGCGCAGTTTTTCGCTTTGGGTGGTGAATCCACGCACCACTTCCACAAAACCTGACAGGGGCCGAGATCAGCTTGTGTGTGGTTGGGCGAAACCGAGCTGGATAAAGTTCGTTTGGTGTTCCAACCCACCATTGGCACTCAACAGGGTGATACTTTTCAAGTCCTTCGCCCAAATGGCGGGCAACGGTTGTGGGTGATTGAACCTGAATTGCGACTAGGTTTTTCATGGACTTGGAGGTGGATACGGTGGTGGTGTAGTTCATGGTCTGGATTTGTGTTAGGGGTTAAGGTGATCAGGCGGGAATGATGTCGTGAAGCATCTTGGAGGGTACCGGATTGCCAGTGTCGGACCAATTGGCGTGGGCCTTGTATTTGTGCCCGCCGCCTTGCCAGCTGCGGCCCCAGCTTGAGTAGCTGAGTCGCACAGCGCGATCCCCGATGCGAGCAGGGACCACATCAAAGCAAAAACGGCTGGCATGGCGCACGGGAGCGTGAACATAGGTCTGCCCAAATTTCCGGGTGGATGTGACGTACCCAATCATGTAGCCGACGATTTGAGCAGGGGTAAGGGGAGCGGTGGTAGTGGTGGCGTTCATGGAAGTGGAGCTCATAGAAGTGGAGTTCATGGAAGCAGATGTGGTGAGGGTGAGGGTGATGAGTTTCGCTTTCGACAGGAACAATTTGCCATGATTGCTCGCGAGAGTCTATAAATTTTTATCAAATAGTGAATGGTGAACAGGTAACTTACTGGGAATGAACAAGTTGCGAGCGAAAGATTTTTTGTGCGCGGGGAGAAACTGGTGAGGGACTTCCAGTCAATCCCGTGTGTGTTGCGGGCAGGCACGCGATACCAGGTGAAGATTGTTGGAAGAAAGGTCTTGCTTTTTTTGAGTAAGTTGGCTTAAAATCCGCGCACAGCGCGGAAATTCCAGTGGCACGGCTAGTGACACGTTAGCTCGTGAGAGCGTAGGAATTGGAAGTCAACTATTTTGACCGGGCGCTCTTGTATCGCTGCCCGGCGGAAAAATTGAAAGCCTGTAGCTAACGCCTGTTGCTCCACCGGGGAACAAAGGTGGATTGTGTTTAAAACCAACCACTTACTACGCTTGTTTCGGAGTCGCTACGCTCCTTGGGACAGGCGTCCCCCCAGGCTCACTGCGTTCGCGGGAGATGTTATCTCCCCCCGCACGGGCTAAGGCCCTGCCGAATCGCTCATTTTGGGAAAGCGATCGGCCGCTAACGCGTGCGGGCTTTGGGGCTAGAGTACAAGTATTCGCACGTTGGTGTTCCACCCTGGAGTATTAGTTACTAGTGGTCTGGAAATTAGTAGTTTGAGATTTATCATTTTTTACTTGCGATTCTGGAAGAGTTCCTAGTGATTGTTCCACGTGGAACACTTGCCAGCACAGGAATCTCAAAACCCGACGATTCACCTTACCTTGTACGGTTACGGGGATGTGCATCCGCTTAGTTTGATGAGTTGGGTTGGGCTAACGGCGGAACTGGCGAAAAGTACGGACTGGAAAGGTGACATGCGGCTCGTGCGCGAGGATGCGCTTATCTCTCGTTCGCGTTGTAGGGCTACTAAATGGTTTCTTGACTCTGGAGCGGACGTGTGGATCCAAATTGACCATGACATCGAGTTCCAGCCGGAGGATATTCTAGAAATTGCGCGAATTGCACACGCGAGGAATGCGGTTGTGTGTATTCCGTATAGTTGCCGTGCGCTTCCTCCAAAACCGGCTTTGAGAGTGAAAGTGGGTGCGAAGCCTTTGGAAGATGACCCTAGGCTAACACCAATAACTCTTTTTGCTTCCGGTTGTGTCGCGATTCCAGGCGAGTTGCTGGAACACTGTTTGGACGAGCTGAGTAAGGAGGAGATGGATCTTCCTTTGGGGATTCAGTGGTGCGACGACACGCTCACGGGTGGACAAATCCCTACGTTGTGGATGCCGTTTGCTGCGGAGGTTCGGGATCGGCTGGAATACCTGTCGGAGGATTATGCGGCAAGTTATCGGTTAGCGGCTTGTGGTGCGGAACAGCTTGTTTTTGAACCTCGGACGCCTCTCAAACACTGGGGGGATTTTCCGTTTAGAATGGCAGGATTGGAGATAAAAAACTAGCTTATGGCGAAGGCGAAGGCAGTTTCGCTCTACACAGTAGCCAAGGTACTGGGAATCTCGTCCGAAAAAGTTGGAAAAGCCCTAACGAATGACCCAAGGCTAACGCGGGAAGAGTGTGCCGAAATACAAGCCAAAGCACTAGAGCTGGGCTACAAGAAAGGCACACCTGGGCTTCATCATAATTCAGTATTGTCGCACGAGAAAGCCGCTATCGCAATCGAAGGCGAGTTCTTGGGCAAGCCAAAGGCCCAAATCTCACGCGAGATGGGAGTTAGCTCGGCAACCGGAACAAAGTATATCAAAGGACTAGAGGTTCCCCTTGAATACCCCGAATCAGAGGAAGATTGGCGATCGCAAGTCACTCATTTCATGGAGGTTGCGTTGTGGAAAGGCACAAAGCGACTAGCCCAGTCAGGAATGGAAGAAATGCAAGCGCACCAAATTCCCATCTCTGCCGGAATCCTAACGGATAAATTGGCAATGATGAAGGGCCAGCCTACCAGTTTTTCGGTACAAGTTCACCAGACGATTAATCACAGGGAGTTCCTGGACGAGCTAAAGGGTGCAAAGCAGGCACAGGTGATAAACGCGGACGGATCGGAAGCGTGACGCACATTCGCTATTATATTTAGTTGGCCAGCTCGATCCCACCATATACCTAGGAAACATGAAACAAGACACAACCAAAGGGGGGGAGGGGGTTGGCAAGCTGGATGACGACCGCGAGGCGACGAGTTCCCTAAACCAAAAAATTTCCACAAATGACTCGTATGCAAGGGTTTGTCCAACTTGTGGCAAGTCGTTTGAAGCGCAGCGCGAGCGTGGTGTTTTTTGTGGTGCGCCGTGTCAGTTGAAGTGGTGGGCTGACCAGCCTGAGCATCCGGTTATACCTAGGATTGACCACAAGTTGACGAATGCGGCTGCTTTGAGGGAAAAGCGGATCCGGTTGTTGTTGTTGGAGAAGGGAGATCCGTACAGTTTTGGGTACATCCCGGATCACTGGGAGGTGGCGAACAAGTATTGGCCGGACACATCTGAGATGTTGGTGTCTGGTGGAAATCGTGCAGGCAAGACGTTATTTGCGGCTCGGAAGGTTGTTGAGACGCTCTTAAGTGGCGAGAACAAGAACGTGTTGTGTTGCCATACGAGCAATGCGACGAGTGTAACTGTTCAGCAGCCAGCGATTTACAACTACTTGCCGGTGGCATTGAGAGCGACCAAGAAGGGCAAGATTCATTACCTGAACTATTCGAGGAAGAACGGGTTTACGGACGGGTCGTTTATTTTGCCGAATGGTTCACGGTGTGACTTTCTGAACTACACGCAGAGTGAGAACACGATTGAAGGGCGTGAAGCGGATTTGATTTGGTGTGATGAGTTGGTGCCTCAGAGCTGGGTGGACACGTTGAGGTACCGTTTGGTTACACGAAGAGGCAAGTTTTTGGTGACTCAGACTCCGTTGGAAGGAGTGGCGTCGATATACAAGGAATTTGTAGCTGGCGCGTCTGTATTGGAGTGGGCACCAGGTCAGTTGTTGGAAGGCAAGTCAGGGGTAATTGGGTGGCCGGTTGGAAAGGCTCCAAGGGTGATGGACCGCAAGGAATTGGGCCGAAAGACGGTGTTCTTCTTTAGTGAAGACAATCCGTACAATCCTTGGGACGAGATGAAGTCGAAGTTGATTGGTGCTCCGATGGGCCAGGTTTTGACTCGGGCGTATGGCTGGGCGACTGACAATGTTGGTAAGGCGTTTGCGCGATTTCGGCCTGAGACTCACTGTGTGGATGTAAGCAAGATGGCTGATGGTGGAACACTGTACATGGTATGTGACCCGGCTGGTGCTCGTAACTGGTACTGTTTGTGGATGGTGGTTTACGAGGACGGAAAGAAGGTTGTGGTCAGGGAATTTCCTGATTTTGCGGGGTATGGAGAGTGGGCTTTGCCGAGTGAAAAAGCGGATGGCAAGGCAGGTCCAGCGCAGACATTGAGTGCAGGACGTTCGATTTCTGAGTATCGGGAGTTGTTTAGACAGATTGAAAATGAGATTGGACGTGGTGAACCGATCATGCGGCTGATTGATCCACGGGCAGGTGGAAGTCCGACGATTAGTGCTGAGGGTGGAACGACGTTGATTGATCTGTTGGCTATTTCAACGGAGGAAGATGAAGGAATGGCGTTTGTTCCTGCGCCTGGAGTTCCAGTGGATCAACGAACAGCGACGATTAACTCGGAATTGAGCTATGACTCAACGAAACCTGTGAGCATGTTGAACGAGCCTAAGCTGTATATTTCAAAGGATTGCCATAACCTAATTTATTGCCTTTCTGAGCATACCGGAAAGGATGGCCAAAAGGGTGCGACAAAGGATGCCATTGATTGTCTTGGCATGTTGTTGGCGTCCAAGCTGGAGCATATCGGAGCTGGTGGCTTTGATACCATTGGCGGCGGTACTTATTGAGAAGGATCAACATGGAAGAGATGCCTGACATGCAGAATTTCAAGAGCGTTGCGTCGTTTCAGCGGCGTGATCTGGACCATGCGAACGATGCGATGTCGCGTGTTGGACCGGAGCCTGAGATTGGTGCGTTGATTGAAGAACTGCGACGTGCAGCGACGGACTACGGCATTGGTTCGCGTGTCCAGCGTGTTGAGAATACGAGGTACTGCCGGTGGACTGGACAGAGTGAAGACGGAAAGAAGTGGAATGAGAACGGGCCGAACAAGCCTGCGTTCCCTTGGGATGGAGCCAGTGACACTCGGATCCCGTTGGCGGACGAGGTGATCAACAACATGGTGGATCTGTCCACGACAGCGTTCTGGCGGTCCATGATTCATGTTGCTCCGGTGAATTTTGGGACGATGGACAATGCAGTCACGATGCACAGTCTGATGGACTTCGTGATGTCGCAGAAAATGTACTATGGGATGACCCGCGAGGTAGAGTTGATTGCCCAGTACTTGTGGACGTATGGCTGGGCTGGATGCCATGTAACTTGGCAGCAGGAGATTTCGCAGAAAGAACAGCATGTCTCGATGGACCAGATCATCCAGATGGCCCAGCAGAGTCATCCTGGAAGTGTTTTGTCAGATCTACCGAACCTGATTCAGAACCCGGAAGCAGACGATCAGGTTTCGGAGTTGTTGATTGGAGCGTTTCCTCATTTGAAGAAGCGACGTGCGCTGAAGGCTGTTAGGGATTTGCGGCGTGAAGGCGAATGTGAGTTCCCGGTGCCTTATGTGAGCAAGAATACGCCTCAGATTGCTGCATTGTGTCCTTGGGACGAGCTGGCTTTTCCTCCTGAAACTACGGACGTACAGAGTGCGCGAGTGATCTTCCGGCGTGTGTACATGACCGAGATTGAGGTCCGCCAGAAAGTTGCAACGGATGAATGGGACGAGGAATGGGCGCAGGAAGCCATCAATGCGATGGGCCGGTTTTCCAACTACTCGGACTACACGTACACGATTGGCTTGACCAACAATGCACTGATCAATCGTCAGCATTTGATTGAGATTTGCTACGCATACCAAAAGGCCATTGATGAAGATGGTGTTCCGGGTGTGTATTGCACGGTGTTCTGCCCTCAAGTTGGAGACAAGTGGGGCAAGTTTGAGCTGCTGGAATACAATCACGGTCAATATCCGTTTGTGGTCTGGCGAGCTGAGATGATCCACCGGAAGATTACGGAAAGCCGTGGTGTTCCTGACATTTGCTCGACTTGGCAGAATGAGGTCAAGGCACAGCGGGATTCGATCCAGGATTACACGTCGATTTCCACGCTTCCACCGTTGCAAGTTCCAAAGACTCGCGGTGGAAACTTGAAACTAGGTCCGGCTGTTCAGATTCCTGTGCTGCGACCCGGTGAGATTAGCTGGATGCAACCGCCTGCTCGCGATCCGAATGTGGC